CGGTGGTCTGACCGCCGACGGTATCTACCGAGATGCCGTGACTGGTGTTGTGCTCAACGCTGCCGCCCGTGATCTTTGTTCCCTGCGAGCCGTCGACCTTGATGCCACAGCCACCATTGGTCGTTACCTGGCAGTCCTCGACCCGCATGTTGTTGGAGCCGGTCTCCTGCCAGATGCCGTGACTCGCGTTGTTGTAGATGACTGAGTCGCGGAGGATCGAGTAATAGGACTGTGTCCCGATGCGGATGCCGTAGAAGAAGCCCTCAATCCAGCAGTTAGACGTCTGCACGTTCCGGCCATTGCCCCAGATAGCCGCGCCCGATGACGCTCCACCGGGGCCCTTGATGCGGAGGTTCTGGAACGCCATCACGTACGCGTCGCTGTTGCCCTTGAACGCGGTGGTGTTGGCCGTCGCCTGGCGGACCATCGAGGCCGGACCCTCGCCCGTCCCGCCTTCACCGAGGAACAGCAGGTAGCCCGTGGCCGCGGTCGAGTCGACGTCCAGTTGCGCTGTGATCTTGTAGCCATCACCGCGCGGGAAAAAGATCGTTGCGCCGGTTTCCTTCCAGTCATCGATCGCGGCCTGGATGGCGGCCGTGTCATCGGTGGTGTTGTCGTTCGCGGCGTTGTACGGCGCGTCCATGACGTTGACGTAGATCGAGCTCCCACCACCGCCACCGGTTCCCGGTATCCATGTGCTCGAGCCGGAGTCAAAGACGATGGTGTCGCCACCGGCCACGCCGCTGGTGTCGACGTCGGAAAGGTCATCGAGCGCGGGCATCGGTGCCGTCCCACCAACACCGAACGGGCTGACAAGTCGCGGCTGCGGACCTCGGCGGACGCGGGCGACCTTCATGGCGTCCACTCCGACACGCTGCCAGCGGTGGCGTGCGAACCGGTCGCGATGCGGATTGTGGTTGTCTCACCTTCGTTGACGCACCGGATACCGATGCACAACCACCATTGCGTACCGTTGTGCGGCTCGTTGTTCACGAGCATCGTTCCGCCGTCAGCCAACCACTGCGCCGTATCTGCGCCCGTCTCCGAGCTCAGCGACCAGAAAAACAGGATGTTGCCCGGTGTCGGTGTCCCTGGCATCGTCGCGTTCCCGGTGCCCGTGATCGGGCTCTGCTGCACTGGCGACGTGCTTGAGGACGGGAACGCGAACGTATGGCCGAAGTAGAACGGGAACCCGCCACCGCTGCACGTCGCACTCACGGTCATGTTGGCCGGCGTGGCAATCGATGCCTGGTGCTGGTAGCCGAGCGCCATCCATTCGCTGTCACCGCCGCCGCTCGATTGCACCAGCAGGTTCCAACCACTCCCACCGACCACCAGCGGAGCGCAGCCGCCAAGGCCCATCAACGGCCCGACATAGGCAAAGAACGACAGCTGCATCGCGTTGTCGAAGGACGCCGCACTGATGGGAATGCTGACAGGGCCAAAGGTCCCGCTGGCCTCTGTCACTGTGCCAGTGCTCTCGGTCGACGCCACCGACGTGGCGCACGTCCCACCCGGTGCCACGCCAGGGCCAGGACTGAGCTCGTACTGGATGCGGTAGCGGTTGGGGCCGATCAGCGTGGTGTTGCGCGACAGGATGCGCATCCAGGTGAAGTCGGTGTACTGCGGGAAGTGACTGAACTTGGCCTGCAGTCGATAGCCGGCGTGCGGGAACAGCCCGACCTGGTCGGAACCGATCTCGAGGGATGTCGTGATCCGGTCTTCCTCCGAACCGATGATCGCCAGTTGTCGCGTGGCTCGTGCGGTCGCCTTGCCTGATGACTTCACATCCGGCCACGACATCGTCGTGTCGCGGTGGCTGAAGTTCGCGACCGTCGTCGCGTTCTCGACGTAGACCGCGCCACCGTCATAGCTCGCGAACATCCCCGAATAGATGCGGCTGTTGGCTTCCCATAGGTCAGCGTCCAGGTTGACCTCGAACGTCGTCACGTTGTCGATGTCACTGAGCACGTTGGACAAGAGGATGTCCGACGTAAGCACGTCAACCTCGGCGGAGCTATCGCCGTAGAACGTGCTGAAGATGTCGGTGTCCGGGTCGCGGAACATGAACGCGTTTTTGGTGCTCTGCTGTGAGCAGTCCTCGATGACCTCGGAGGCCATGCGGCCGGTGTAGTCGACAGCGTCCATGTCGACGGGGTCGGCTGTGCTGATGTACGCCGACGGTCCGCCGATGTAGCCCAAGCCCTCGAGCCACTGCATACGCTCGACGTCCGTCTCCGCCGGCCGATTAGGATCGTCGCCTTCCTGGATGACACGACGCTCGAGCAGCGTGTTCAGGTCGATGAGACTCAGCGTATAGACGCGCTGAGCGCCCGTGCGCTTGATGTCACCGCGAACGCTGTGCTTGTCGAACGTCTGACCGACCCACAGCACGTTGTCCGCGTAGTCGGTGTCGTCCTCGAGAACGTAGAACGTGCGCTGTGCGTGCAGGTCCAGCACGCCGTTGTCCTCGATCTCGAGGTCCCACGCACCAACACTGCGCTCCTCCGCGTTCTCGGCCATGCCCTGTGGGTTCTGGCCGAAGCGCAGCACCACGAACTCAGTGACGTCGGTGTCCGTCGCATCGAGGTCGCGGTACAGGAAGGTCAGCGCCATCAGTGCGGGTAGCCTCTGAGGTCATCGCTGGCACTGCCACCGGATGGTCCGTTGCGATCGGTCACGGTGACCGTGTGCTCGACCGTCGTCGCACTGATGTTGACGTCGACGTTGATGATCGGGCGGTTATTGCGGATGGTGTTCTCGATGCCGGTCGCAGCACCGTAGGCCGCATTCGCCGCCGTGAACCCGGCATTGCGCGCGGCCGTGGACGTGTTATTCAGCCCGGTCGACACCGTCCCGCGGACGGTCTCCAGGCCGGCCGTGGTGTCATCGAGGCCAGAGGCCACAGCCTGACGGACAAGCTCGATGTCAGGGCCCACGCCTTGCTCAACCTGCTTGCCGATCTCCGCAGCACTGAGCGCATCCCCGATTGCACCGCGGCGACTCTCCATGTCGCCTTGCGTTCCAGGACCGCGATCCCCACCACCCGTCGGCTTCTGATTGATGAGCCCGATGATGGTTCCGCGCAGTGCTTCGATGTCACCTTGCGTAGTGTCGTCATTGGTGTTGATCGGGCCGTCAGTCAGTAAGCGAATGCCGGTCGCGATGAAATCCAGCGACTGCGGGATACCTGCGAAGCCGGCCGGGAACTGCAACTGTGTTCCAGCCTGAGCGTTGAATGCATCCGTTGCCGCTTTGGCACCGACAGCAGCGATGCCGGCCAAAAGTCCAGGCGCACCGAGCACCGACGCCACGATTGACGAGAGTGTCCCTGCCTCACTCGCTGCGGCACCAGCACCTGCAACGGGCACACCACCCGGACCACCCACCACGTTGGCAGCGTTCAGGTTCACGACACCGGCGTTGATACCCAGTACGCCCTTGATGAGCCCGGTCGCGAGTGAACCGATCAGATCATTGAGCGCACCACCGGTCAGCTTGTTCAGTCCCCATCCGGTGATGACCGCTGTCTTGACCCAATCCGGCAGTCCCAGGAACGCGTTGAGCAAGTCCTTGGCGAACCCTGCTGCGGCCTGAAGACTGGTGGCGATGCTTCCCCACGGCACAGTCTTACCAAACGCCACGATGCCCTTGATGGCCTCGCCGATGCCCTTGCCGAGTTCCTTCAGCCCATTGATGACCGCCGGGTCCTTCAGGACGGTAGAAAGCTCGCGCGCGACCTCACCAACCGCCGGGATGAGCCCTTGCGCGATGGCAATCTTGGCGTCCTCGATCGCATCGTTGGCGCGGTTGATGTCCGCAGCGAAGCCTGTACCGGCTGCTGCGCCCGCCTTCCCAAACTCCGTGTTGAGCTCGCCCAGAATCAACTTCTGCGAAGCAATCAGCTTGTTGGTGAGAACACCCTGCTTATACCGCTCAGCCGCGGCCTTGTTCGACTTGCGAAGCTGGTTGTAGTGCTTGGTTTCTTCCTTGCTCAGCGAGTTGGTGCCCTTGAGAATCTTGATTTGCGCGTCATTGAACGAAACGCCAGCACGCTTCAGCGCCGTGAACCCGGTCACGGGATCGTTCAGAGCCTTGCCAAGCTGGATCGCCGCGCCATCGAAGTCAGCGGTGGCGGCGTCACCCTTGTTGAACGCAATCGCCATGTTGACCATCGCCTTGGTGGCGTCAGGGAAGACGGTCTTCCCAATGTTCGTGAACGTCAGCAGCAGGTTCTCGCCCTGCTGGATGGTGCGGTCACTAGCCGTCGTAACGTCCTCGAGGCTTTCGGCCATCGTCCGGACTTGCTCGGCACTGATGCCGGCCTTGTGTCCGGTCGACTCGATGACCGCAGCCGTCGCAGCCTGGGCTTTCTCGAGCTCGAGGGCGGCATCGATACCGTCGCCGATCGCGTTACCGAGCGCGCTGATGCCCTTCTCAGCAGCACGCTCCAAGCCGACACCGAGCCCGACCGCGACAGCACGGGATTTCGCGATGCTCTGCGAGAACTTGGACATGCTCGCAGTCGCGTTCTTGAAACCCTTGGTGAACTTACCCGTGTCGAGGTCGAGCTCTGCGACGACCTTGGCACGTTCAGCCAATGCCACGACGGAGTTTCCTCACTTTCAAGTCCTCACCGCGGACGTGCGCGCGGACACGGGTACCGACCTCGACCTCCGCGATCAGTTGGAGTCGCCACCTTGCGACGCGTATGTCATCGCGGTGCCGTCCGTCGGGGTAGTGGAGATCGAGGATCGCTTCGACGGCTTCGGGCGCTTTGGTGCCGAGCCAGTCGTCACTGACGTCGATGACACCGTCGGCGTAGGCTGCGATTGCCTCGAGGCCTGACGGACTAAAGGGCCGAGCACCTGCTCCTGGTAGATGTCGTCGGCCGCATTACCGACGGTCATGGCCTCGTCAGGGTGCTCATCGAGGAACGCACGCACCGTCTCGCGGTTGACCTCGACAGCCTTGTTGCGCTGGTCAACGATGCTCCACCACTCGATACCTTCGAGCAGGTAGACCTCGGTGAGCGCGGCCAAGATTTCGGCGACCGACGCCACGGCGTCCTCGTTCTTGATGACAATGATGGTGTTGCGCACGGTGAGCGCGGCACGGAAACCGAGCTTGTCGTGCAGCTGGACGGTATCGACCTGGTGACGTGATGCGCCCGTCGCCAGCGACGGGCACACGCACGGGATTTCGACGTTCACGAGTAGGCCAGTCCGAGCTCGGCCTCGGTCAGCGTGTTGATGACCTGGCTGGTGAACACGCCGTTGAAGTCGTCAGGATCATAGAACGCGTGACCCGTCAGGACGACGATGGTGTTACCACCGACTTCGCCTTCCTCGCGGGTGTAGTACCGCATCGGGAAGGTCACCGTCCACGAGTACGGGATACCGGACTGCGCTTCGGGCACGGCGATGAACTTCAGCTGCACGTACCGGTTGACAGCCTCATCGCTGAACCAGTCGTCGGCCTCGGAACCGACGCCAACCGTCTGCGCCGTCTTCGCCCATGAGCACTCGAGCTCGATGGCGCGTGCGCCGGGACCGTAGGCATCGATGTTGAAGTTCTGCGAGCCGTTCGCGAACCGCTTCTGGTCAATCTCCTGGGTCCAGCGCATCGTGAACGTGTGCAGCGCGTCAGTGATCTGACCCGCACTGAGGCCGGCGACGTTATCGGCGATGTAGATAGCCATGTCCTTGAGGTACACGATCACGTCGTTGGTCTGCGGATCGATACCGGGAGTCGGCACCGTGCCGTCGACCGGGCTGTCGGTCGATCCTGTCGAGCTCGTGGAACCGAAGCGCCACGACATCGACGTGGTAAGTGCACCGAGCCCTTCGGGGCCCGTGAACTCGACCGACTCGAGGATGCCGTCACCCATCTGGAACCAGTCCGTCAGGACGTCGTCGCCGAACTCATACGTGAATACGTCGGGGTCCTCGACCGTGGTACTCGGTGGCGTCCACATCCACGTCTGCGCCGTGCCGCCTCCGGTCGGGCCCTCGTGGCCGCCGAAGAACGCCGCATGCAGCAGTGGAAGGTTGTTGTACGCGAGCGAGTTATCTGTCAACGCGGCCGTAAGGTCTTCCGCGCCGCGTGTCGGCGCAACGACCGGGTCACGAGAACCGACATCGACCTCGGGATCGGTCCAGCCGAGGTCGTTGGTGGGGACACCGGTGAACGGATAAGCGCGTGTGGCGGCCTCTTTGTCGCCGAATGCCTGCTGCCGGCCGAAAAGGTGTCGGCGCAGTCGCACGAAACCCTGAATGGGCACTGATGTTCTCCTTTCTGTGCATGCCGGTACACACCCCGGCTCGGTGGCCAGTGCTCAGCCTGTCAGGGCAAGTCCCTCCAACACGATGCGCGACGCGTAATAGGTCTTCTGCTGGTCGGGCGGCATCCAATCCGGCACATAGTCCGGAATGTCCGTCGTCTCGACCACCGCGCAGAGGGTGTTTGCGTTCGCCTGGTGCAGCCGATCGAGCGACCAGTCGATCAGACCATCCACGAAGGCATCCTTCTGATCGACCGCTTCCTGGCTGTCGAAAATGCCGTGGATCACGATGATGTCGGCTTGTGGCGTGCGCTGGTTCAACCCCGTATAGCTGATGCGCTCGCGGATGAGATCAACGAACCCGGTTGGCGGGGCGATGCTCCGAGGTCGACCGGGATAGACCTGCATCTTGACGCCAACCGAGTTCTTATAGTCGGTCAGGAACGTCACAGCAGCTGCACGCATCAGGCTCTGGAACGGGATACGGCCCGACGTCATGCCGCTTTATTCCAGAGGTCGATGAACGTCTGAGCCATCTTGGCTCGCCGCAGCGCGTCCTCGGCCGCACGACGGCGGAAGGGCCGAGCCCGATAGCCACGACTGTGGACCCTGCGAGCGAACACCGTTCGCCCACCGTCCTGGAACTTCAGCGCACGGTGACCGCGTTTCGGCTTGATGTTGTGCGGCCTCGGACCAGCGTCCACGAAATACGCGGTGTAGTGGCCGATCACGACTGCTCTGCGAGCCGTAGCCGTCCTCACGCGGAACGATGCACGAAGACGACCCGTGCGAACCGGGACACGAGTCCGGTTCAGGTTCACGTCAGCATCGGCCCAATTGACACCGACGATCTTCGGGAGCCGTTGCGTAGCATCCAGCCGCCGCAGTAGCTCCCTCTCGCCCTTGAGCGCCATCAGGACACGCCGAACGCGCGACGATGGCCGAACAGGTAGGCCTGGTAGGCCATGTCGCGGACACGCACGGCAGTGGCTACTTCAGGCTTCAGCGCCATCAGTTCCGCCATGCGGAGGGCTGCGCGGTTGAGCGAGTCGTCGGGCTCGTCAACCGCGTCATCCCAATGACCGACGTCTTTCTTGACCTTGATGATCGCAGCGGCCAGCACGCCATCGAGCGTGTCGTCCCAATCGTCACTGGTGACGTCCAGGACTTGCTTGAGCTCGGCGACGAGCGGCCACTGCGCCATCGGTCAGCTGACCGCGATGTTGTACGCGGTAAATGCGGTCGGGTACAGCGGAGCGTTCCACACGATCCCGACCAGCGCGACATCACGGCCTGCCTTGGTGGGCACGTCCACCTGCAGGGTGAAGGTCCCGTCCTCGGTCCACGCGAACCCGGACGACGGGCCGACCAGAACGTCCCACGAGGTCGCGTCCAGGGCCGGAACGTAGACCGGGCGGAGGCCCGAGATAGTGCCCGCAGGACCGGCACCGGCCGTGAACCCGGACTGGATTTGGCTGTACAGCGGGGCGTTGGTCCCCGATGCCTTGGCGTCGATGAACGCGCCGACTGCGAAGCTCGACAGCCACATCGTGTTGATGGGCTTCTTGACACTGGTGCCGTTGGCCCATGCGTCGGCCAGGAGCAGGTCGTTAGGATCGAGGAACCCACCGTTGTGGACGCCACCACCCGCACCAACCGTGCTGAGCAGGCTATCGAGCGCGAGGCTTTCGGTTTCCTGCGCATATGCCTCGGCCAGCAGCCGCGTGAACAGTTCGAGATAGCTCGGTGAGCTCCTGCGGAGCAGCTGGACGCTGATGTCACCACCACCGGCGACCGTGATCGCCTGGAATGAGACGTTGTCAATGCTGGTCGGAGTCGAGGTCACATCCGACTTTTCGGGCTGACTCTCGTCACCGAAGACCGACTGCACGCCGACCGTCGGCCGCGTCACGATCCGCGGAACCACGAGCTCCATGCCAGCCGGCGGGAGGCTCAGCCGCGTGGTGCTGTTGAGGAACGGTCGGGTCGGGTCGATGA